ACCCACAAGGTGACCAAGGTCCACAAGGTCCTCAAGGTCCTAAAGGTCCTACCGGTTCTTCACCTCAAGGTGCTCAAGGTCCAAAAGGACCTCAAGGTGATAAGGGTCCACAAGGAGCCGCACCTCAAGGTGACCAAGGTCCAAAAGGTCCTCAAGGTCCACAAGGTCAACAAGGACCTGCTCCCCAAGGAGACCAAGGTCCAAAAGGTCCACAAGGAGACAAAGGTCCTCAAGGAGCCGCACCTCAAGGTGACCAAGGTCCTAAAGGTCCACAAGGTTCTAAAGGGGACCAAGGACCATCACCACAAGGTGCTCAAGGTCCTAAAGGTCCACAAGGTGACAAAGGTCCTCAAGGAGCTGCTCCACAAGGAGCTCAAGGTCCAAAAGGCCCACAAGGAGATAAAGGACCCCAAGGTCCTGCGCCTCAAGGTGACCAAGGTCCAAAAGGACCGCAAGGACCACAAGGTCAACAAGGACCGCAGGGTCCTGTTGGACCACAAGGTCCAAAAGGTCCTCAAGGAGATAAAGGTCCTCAAGGAGATAAAGGTCCTCAAGGGGCTGCTCCACAAGGTGATACAGGCCCCCAAGGTCCTAAAGGTCCAACTGGTTCTTCACCTCAAGGTCCCCAAGGTCCAAAAGGTCCACAAGGAGATAAAGGTCCACAAGGAGCAGCACCACAAGGTGATACAGGTCCTCAAGGTCCTCAAGGTTTAAAAGGTCCTCAAGGTTCAATTGGTATCCAAGGTGACCAAGGTCCACAAGGCCCGCAGGGTGATAAAGGTAATACAGGTTCTTCACCTCAAGGTGCTCAAGGTCCCAAAGGTCCTCAAGGAGACAAAGGTCCTCAAGGAGCTGCTCCACAAGGAAACCAAGGTCCTCAAGGGGGTAGTGGTCCAGCCGGTCCAAAAGGAACATCACCACAAGGAGACAAAGGACCTCAAGGCGCTCAAGGTCCTAAAGGACCACAAGGAGATTCTCCACAAGGAAACCAAGGACCACAAGGTCCTAAAGGGGACCAAGGTAATTCACCACAAGGTTCGCAGGGTCCTATTGGTGCTCAAGGTCCTAAAGGTTCTCAAGGAGCAGCACCACAAGGTGATATAGGTCCTCAAGGTCCTCAAGGAGACAAAGGTCCTCAAGGTTCAATTGGTATTCAAGGTGACCAAGGTCCCAAAGGTCCACAAGGGCCAAAAGGTGATGTAGGTCCTGCGCCTCAAGGTTCTCAAGGTCCAATTGGAGCTCAAGGTCCAAAGGGAACCTCGCCTCAAGGTGCTCAGGGTGCTCAAGGTCCTCAAGGAGCTAAAGGTCCTCAAGGAGATAAAGGTCAAAAGGGTGAAGCTGCATTAGGAACACTAATTAGTGGTGTATCGCCAGGATTAACTTTTAATAATTCTCGTGGATTTTTAACATTTAATAATGGTGGTGCTACATATGTAATTCATATGTATGTAAGTGGTTCATTCTAATCCAAAAATAAAGAAGTTCTCATATGAGTGTTAAAAACGGACAATTAGTCAGATTATACGATGGAACCCAAACCGCTATTGAAAATCTCATTAGCGGTTCTTCCATTGTTGCTGGTATTTCTTTACCTGGTCTTGGATTGGGTGAAAGTGATTATTTAAATTGGTCATCTACTGATATATCATCTACAACATTACAATCCGCTAATGTTAAATCAAAAAATACTTTTGTAAATTCTACCGTTGAAAAAATTGAATTTAATGATGGTAATTTAATTGTATCACTCAATGAACCAATTTTAGTAAAAGATGGTGATGGTGTATACAAATTTAAAAAAGCAAAAGATGTAATACTTAATTCAGATTATTTAGTAAAATGGAATAATAATTTATTTGTAGATGAATTAATAACCATCGCATATACTGTTGATGAACCAAGTGAAACATCCATAAACATAGAACCCTATGATGTATATCTTTTAAACGGATATGTAGTTCACAATGTTTCGTATAATTACCTAACATATGCTTGTGATACTGGAACCTCCTTCGGCTGTTGGGCTTGGCCTTTTGATCCTGGAGTATACTCTGGCTGTTATGAGGTGCTTGGATTAGAAGAACCTTGCGCATTTACTTGTGAGAGCTGTGGTAGTCCCGTAGGGGATTTGGTCAGCGACCAAACTGCTTGTTTTGGTGAAGTTGTTGATGTATGTGATGCAGATAACACTACTGGTGCTCAAGGCCCCACAGGTCCTAAAGGTGATAATGGACCAACTGGTGGACCCGGTGGTACAGGTCCTCAAGGTTTCCAAGGTCCAACCGGACCGGCGGGAGAGACCCCAGAGGCTCCAACGGGTGTTCAAGGGCCGGTGGGTCCTCTTGGAAATGCTGCATTAACAGGAGCACCTGGTCCTGTTGGACCTATCGGTGACCAAGGTGGTCAAGGTGGACAAGGTTCTCAAGGTCCTCAAGGACCAACTGGGGCTTCACCCACGGGCGGTGGTGGAGACCAAGGTGGTCAAGGTCCACAAGGTCCGAAGGGACCTTCAGGTAATTTAGGTCTTCAAGGTCCTGTGGGACCAACAGGCGCTACTGGACCCGTAGGCGCCGGTGGTGATACGGGCGCTTCTCCAACAGGCGGTGGTGGTGACCAAGGTCCAACTGGTGACCAAGGTGGTCAAGGTAATCAAGGTCCAACCGGTGGGCAGGGGCCCGAAGGTCCTACCGGCGCTGTGGGTGATTCCCCAACAGGCGGTGGTGGAGACCAAGGTCCTACTGGTGGTCAAGGAGATTTTGGTGCTGATGGATTAGGTCCTGGCGGAGTAGGTCCTATTGGCTCAAAAGGTGATACCGGTTCCGTAGGGGCTGGTGGTGATACGGGCGCTTCCCCAACAGGTGGTGGTGGTGACGAAGGACCTACTGGTCCTACGGGTCCTACGGGTCCTGCTGGAGATAGAGGACCACAAGGTCCTATGGGACCAACGGGCGCTTCCCCCACAGGTGCTCAAGGAGACCAAGGTCCAACGGGCGCTCAAGGACCCATAGGCGGTGATCCTGGTACTGGCGCTGTGGGTCCAATAGGGCCGGGTGGAGACCAAGGTTCACAAGGTCCTCAAGGTCCAATTGGGGCTTCACCTCAAGGTGGACAAGGTGGACAAGGTGCAAAAGGAACAATTCCGGGGTCTTGTACAGTAAACTATCAAGTATGGTCTACTCACGCTGGAAATGGTTCCACATCTCAATATGGAGGATATCCAACGGATGCTGTAGATTTTGATAAATTTTTTGATGCAAGACAATCAAATTCTACATTACATTCATCAGGCACAGCATCACCATCCGTTGTATTAGATTTCATAGTATACACCACCCTAACTTCAAATGGTATTGCAGTACCAAATAGTGGTGATTATTACGCAGTGATGGCGTTTGGAACTTTTTACGCTAAAGAAACAGGCACATATACATTTACCGCAGAATCGGATGATTCAATAGATTTATTTATTGGAACTACAAATGTTGCATCATTTTATGGTGGTAGAGGAACCCCAGCATTAGGAACCACCACCGGTACTATTTCATTAACCGCAGGAACATCGTATCCATTCAGAGCTAGAATGCAGGAATATGCTGGTGGTGATGGTATGAGAGTTTTTTGGAAAAAACCATCTCAATCCGGTGGTGGAACTTGGTATCAAGATTGTGAAGAACTTGGAACATCACCAAATCCTGGTCCAAATGGACCACAAGGTGACCAAGGTCCAACTGGAGGACAAGGAAACCAAGGTCCAATTGGAGCTCAAGGTCCAAAAGGACCTTCAGGTAATTTAGGAGCTCAAGGTCCAACTGGTGTAAAAGGTTCCATAGGTGGTGGTGGTGATGTCGGTGCTAAAGGAGCTCAAGGAGACCAAGGTCTTCAAGGTCCAATTGGACCAACCGGAGATGCTGGCCCTAAAGGAGCTCAAGGTGCTCAAGGTAACCACGGTAATCAAGGACCAACGGGCGATGCTGCTTTAACAGGCCTTCAAGGTCCAATTGGTGTAAAAGGTGATACAGGTCCAACGGGCGAGGCTGGTCCTAAAGGAGCTCAAGGTCCTATTGGTGCTGACCCTGGTCCGGGCGCTGTAGGTCCTATTGGTCCAACTGGTGATGCGGCTCCCAAGGGAGCTCAAGGTCCTCAAGGAAATGCAGGTCCTATTGGTCCCAAAGGTGATGATGGTCCTAAAGGCGCTCAAGGTCCAACAGGCGGAGGTGGTGACCAAGGCCCTATGGGACCATCAGGTAATTTAGGCGCTCAAGGACCCATTGGTGTAAAAGGTGACCAAGGTGGAACAGGCGATGGGGCTCCAAAGGGAGCTCAAGGTGACCAAGGAAATGTAGGTCCTATTGGCCCTAAAGGTGATGATGGCCCTAAAGGGGCTCAAGGTGGTACTGGTAACCAAGGTAATCAAGGACCAACGGGCGATGCTGCTTTAACAGGCCCTCAAGGTCCCATTGGTGTAAAGGGTGATATAGGTCCTACCGGTGAGGCTGGTCCTAAAGGAGCTCAAGGTCCTATTGGTGCTGACCCTGGTCCGGGCGCTGTAGGTCCTATTGGTCCAACTGGTGATGCGGCTCCCAAGGGAGCTCAAGGTCCTCAAGGAAATATAGGTCCTATTGGTCCCAAAGGTGATGATGGTCCCAAAGGCGCTCAAGGTCCAACAGGCGGAGGTGGTGACCAAGGCCCTATGGGACCATCAGGTAATTTAGGCGCTCAAGGACCCATTGGTGTAAAAGGTGACCAAGGTGGAACCGGTGATACTGGTGGTAAAGGAGCTCAAGGAGACCAAGGCTTTGAAGGACCTATTGGCCCTAAAGGTGATGATGGCCCTAAAGGGGCTCAAGGTGGTACTGGTAACCAAGGTAATCAAGGACCAACAGGTGATGCTGCTTTAACAGGCCCTCAAGGTCCCATTGGTGTAAAAGGTGATATAGGTCCAACAGGCGATGCTGGTCCTAAAGGCGCTCAAGGACCAAGTCCTGAAGGTCAAGGTGACCAAGGTCCTCAAGGACCTGCTGGTGGTAAAGGCGCTCAAGGTCCCATTGGTACAAAAGGAGATACAGGTCCAACAGGTGATGCTGGCCCTAAAGGAGCTCAAGGACCGGTGGGTAATCAAGGAGACCAAGGTCCTCAAGGTAATGAGGGAGCAGTTGGAGCTCAAGGACCAATTGGTGTAAAAGGTGATACCGGTCCAACGGGCGATGCTGGCCCTAAAGGAGCTGATGGCCCCATAGGTCTAAAAGGAGACCAAGGTCCTCAAGGTGATGCTGGTCCAAAGGGAGCTCAAGGTCCCATTGGTGGTGGAGGAGACCAAGGACCTCAAGGACCTCAAAGTATAGCAGGGCCAGGTGCTGAAGGATTTACAGGCGGTCCACAAGGTTTGATGGGTCCAAATGGAGACCAAGGTCCAAAAGGAGATACAGGTCCAACCGGCGATGCTGGTCCTAAAGGAGCTCAAGGACCGGTGGGTAATCAAGGACCAACGGGAACGCCGGTTGAAACAGGCGCTCAAGGACCAATTGGTGTAAAGGGTGATACAGGTCCCACGGGTGAAGCTGGCCCTAAAGGAGCTCAAGGTCCTCAAGGGGTTAAAGGTTCTACCGACGGTCCCATTGGACCAAATGGTGACCAAGGTCCCAAAGGGGCTCAAGGTGCTCAAGGTAACCAAGGTAGACAAGGACCAACGGGTGATGCAGCTTTAACAGGCCCTCAAGGTCCCATTGGTGTAAAAGGTGATATTGGTCAAAAAGGTGATGATGGGCCCAAGGGTGCTCAAGGACCACAAGGTGAAGTGGGACCGCAAGGTGATCCAGGTGATGACTCATTTGTTGAACCTGAACAAGGACCTGAAGGAGATGTAGGACCCGTTGGAGTAAAGGGTGATGCTGGTCCTAAAGGAGCTCAAGGACCTGTGGGTAATCAAGGTCCAAAAGGACCTTCCGGAAACGCAGGAGCTCAAGGACCACAAGGACCACAATCCGATAAGGGTTCCACCACCGGAACCACGGGCGATGCTGGTCCTAAAGGTGCTCAAGGTCCGCAAGGGGTTAAAGGTTCTACCAATGGTCCTATTGGACCAAATGGTGACCAAGGTCCCAAAGGGGCTCAGGGTTCAATGGGTAGTCAAGGAGACCAAGGACCTAAAGGACCATCGGGTAATTTAGGTGCTCAAGGTCCAATTGGTTCACAAGGTAATCAAGGACCCACTGGTGATGCTCCAACTCCGGAACAAGATGGACCACAGGGTGCTCAAGGTATATCTCCGGGCTCTAAAGGTGATTTTGGTACACAAGGTGAAAAAGGAAATCAACTTGATGGTGGATTTTTTGAATGGAACGATACTATTCAAAAACTATTATTTAAACCATATGGTTGGACAAGTGGAGATAAATTATTTATTGTAGAATTATATCGCTCAGGTTCGTATTAATTAAAGTTGTAATCTATATTTATTATAAAGTTTAAAAAATAAGTTTTGTTATGGAAAAGAAATTTATATTCAATCAAGACCCATCACGATTTTCAGCAGACCATACTAATTACTATTGGTTTCAAAATGGATTTACTTCTGAAGAATTGGCTAGAATTGAACAAATGACTTCCAATTTACCATTTGAAGCCGCAGGCGTTGGTGAGTTGGATAAATCACGAGTAGAAAGTGAATATCGTAAATCATCAATTAAATGGTGTCCTCAAAACGAAGAGTGGGAATGGGTTTACGATAAGCTTGGAACTATGATTTCTGAAGCAAATAATATGTGGAAATTTGATTTGACTCATATGAGAGAACAAATTCAATATACCGAATACTACGAAGGTGGTGGTCAGTATGATTGGCATATGGATTGTGGTATTGGTATTCAAGCACAACGCAAAGTTTCGGTCACTGTTCAATTATCACAACCTGATGAATATGAGGGTGGTGATTTACAATTTATGTTAGGTGCTGGTCAGATTTGGGCTCCACGAGTTCAAGGAGCTGCTGTTATTTTCCCATCATTCTTTTTGCACCGAGTTACACCCGTAACCAAGGGAACTCGTAAGTCATTTGTTCTTTGGGTTGGTGGAGAACCATATAGATAATCTATGAGAAAAACTAAATTACCATCTGCATTAGTTTATGGGTGGGATAAGTTTGGTGAATTCTCTATCCCATCTACACTATCAGAACACGAAGGACTTGTAGAAGATGTAGTGATTTTCTCTTGCGAAAACCATTCTAATTTTTATGTTGATTTTTCAAAATATCAGCCAGATGTAATTATTACATTTGGTGATAAAAATCAGTATGAATCTATTTTAGAAGCATCCAATGAAAATCTTGTAAATACAAAGTGGACTCACCTTGATGAAAGTTTAACTGATGAAGAACTTGCAAATAAAGTAGATGAATTGTCTACCTATTGGAGTTGTGGGTCAAATCAAAATGTGTTTGGTTCTAAAGACCTACCATTCTTTTCAGCATTTACAGGAACTTACAAAACAGGTGATAGAATTTTTAGAACCTATAATGGTTTAAAAAATCAAACTTATAAAAATTGGGAGTGGGTTGTTATTGATGACTCACCTGAAGATGACTTTGATACTTGGAATAAACTACAAGAAATCGCATCTAAAGACCATAGAGTAAAAATTCATAGAATTACACCAAATACAGGCGGTAATGTCGGTGAGGTAAAACACCGAGCTGCTATGTTGTGTAATGGTGATTGGTTATTAGAATACGACCACGATGATGTGATTGCGTCAACATACTTTGAAGAGTGTGTTAACGCATCAAAACAATATCCTGATGCTGGATTTATTTTTACCGGATGTGCTGAACTTTACGAAGATGGTAAACATAAACAATATGGTCCAATTGACCCAACAGGTTATGGTAGGTATGGTTTTAACAATTACACTTGGGCTTATTCTTGGCACGAATGGGTTATCATAGATGGTAAAAAATACATTGGAGGATTTGCTCCGAGTATAAATCCTAAAACAATTAGATACAATATGGGTATGCCTAATCACGCAAGAATGTGGCATAGAGATGTGTATCATAAAGTCAGAGGTCATAATAGATATATTTCCGTAGCAGATGATTTTGAATTAATTGTAAAAACATTCCTAACAACACGAATGTTAAAAATTGATAAAATTTTATACATGCAATGGAATAATTATTCAAGTACTGTTGATATGAATTTAACGGATATTAATAGAAGAGCTAGAATAATTAGAAATTACTATGATAAAGCTATCCACGAACGAATCCTTGAACTTGGAAAAGAAGATTGGGATTGGGATGAAAACACACAAAAATGTCATCACGCTTGGTGGATAGATAGAAGTAGATATTTTGAAAAAGAACAAGTTTTAAATTACACGATAAAATAAGGAACAATATGAAAGTTTTGTTTGTAGTTGGATATCAGAAAAAACCATTTAATCCTTTTATTTGGATTAAAGAAGGAATTGGTGGTTCTGAATACGCTGTTATAAAATTGGCACATCAAATGTCAAAGCAGGGTGATGAAGTTGTAGTCACAGGACAAGTATCCCCTTGTGAAGTTGAAGGTATTAAATATATACCATATGAATTACTTGGAACAAACCAACATTATGATGTTGTAATTGCTACAAATTATATTCACTATATAAATGAACTTGATTCACGAGAAATAACTTTTGATAAATCTTATTTTTGGATTCATAACAATGAATATTACGCATATTGGAATGGTCAGATATTAGAGGATTTTGGAAAAGAACATTTACAAAATTCAAGGATGACTAATGTGATTGCAGTATCAGATTACTCTGCCAAAATGCTTGAAGAAAAATATCCCGAAATGGTGGGTAAGGTAAGAGTTATTCCAAACGCTATTGACCCAACTGATTGGAATGGTATCCGATTTGATAATAAACAAAAAAACAAATTTGTATATACATCAGCTGCTGATAGAGGGTTAAAAAACCTACTTGAAATCTGGCCGCAGATTCGTGAAGCCAGACCCGAAGCAACCCTTTGGGTAGCAACCCCACCATACGCATTAGATTGGTATGAAGACTATAAAGGGTTCTACGATGGTGTTCATTTTTTAGATAATCTACCACCAAAAAAATTATATGAACTGATTGCTTCATCCGAATATTGGGTATATCCATCACAATATGATGAAACTTATTGTATCACAGCATTAGAAATGATGATGGGTGAGGTTTCAATCATAACAACCGATACCGGAAATTTAGCAAGTATTATTCCAGCAAGAGGTGCTATGGTTTCTTCTGAAAGTGATGTTGAAATCTTAAAAAAACAAATTTTAGAAAAACTTGAATTTGTAGAATCCGATGCAGCTTTTAGAAAGTTTTCAAAAGAAAATGCTAAATCTTTTGTTCTAAAACAAACTTGGGAAAATATAGAAAAAATTTGGAGAAATCTTATGAACGAAACACAACCCAACCGACAAGAACAAACTGATATGTTACCTTTACATCCTGAATTGTATTCTTATAAATACGACAAAATTGGATGGTTAGAACGATTTGTAACCTATGATGCAAGAATCAGAGAATGGGATTTAATTTCAGATGAGCAGTTTGATGGATGTTTTACATTTCCATTATTTACACCCGAATTTTGTAAAATGATTCGTGAAGAAGCCGAACATTCAAAAAAATGGACTTACAAAAGACACGAATATTACCCAACCACGGATATGTTGTTATCTGAATTAGGATTGAATGAAATTTATTATGAAGTTCTTCAAACTTATGTAATGCAGTTTATGATTTACAAATTTGGTTTAGAAGGTAAAGGTTGGGATTCCTTGGGTTCTGAAAACTTTTTGGCAAGATACACACCAGACACTCAAGGTCACCTTTCAATACACCACGATGCAGCCGATTTAACTTGTTTAGTTCAATTATCTGACCTTGATGAATATGAAGGTGGTGGAACTTGGTTTTGGAGACAAAAAAAATTAATAAAGGGTGGAATCGGATATTGCACCATACATCCTGGAAATATTACTCATAAACATGGCGCTAGACCTGTGAGTAAGGGAAGTCGTTATATTATTGTATCGTTTATGAAAAATTTGGAAAGGTATTAACCATACTATTTATATTATGAGGTATAAAAAGGAGAGTTAATGGCAATTCAAATTCCAATATGGCCAGGTAGTAGTTCGTTTTCTTCAATATCTGCGTCTTTTTACACAGGTTCATCCGCAACTAAACCAACACCATTTGGTTTTTTTGATGGTGATGCTATCTTTAAATCAGATGCTGATAATGTAGCCAATTGGTGTGCAACCCGATTGGGTTATCCAATTGTTGATATTGAATTACAAGATATTAACTTTTTTGCTTGTTTTGAAGAAGCGGCAAACGAATATTCTTCGCAAATCAATCAGTATAGAGCAAAGGAAAATCTTTTGTCTCTACAAGGTTCTAATTTAAATAACACTCTTGCTAATAAACAAATCAATAATAATATGCAAGGGGTAGTAAACCTCGCAAAAGATTATGGAACTGAAGCAAAAAGTGGTGGTAGATTAACACACTACACAGCGTCATTTACTTTAACATCAGGTCAACAAATTTACAATCTAAATGATAGTAATGTTGTATCACTTGAATCAGGTTCGGTTACAAATGGACTTACCATTCGTAAAGTATTTCACCAAGCACCTCCTGCCATTGTAAGATACTTTGACCCCTTTGTAGGAACAGGTCTTGGTTCACAACAAATGATGGATACTTTTGGTTGGGGTAATTACTCACCAGGTGTATCATTTATGATGCAGCCAATGTATGATGACATATTAAGATTACAAGCGATTGAGTTCAACGACCAAATTCGTAAATCTCAATTTTCATTTGAATTGATTAATAATCGTATTAAGATTTTTCCACTTCCTGTTTCTGGTGATGATAATACCAAAATTTATTTTGAATACACTTTAAATAGTGAAGCTAATAACCCAATCATAGCTTCAAATGTGGTTAGTGACTTTTCAAATGTTCCGTTTGAAAGATTATCATACACCTCAATCAATTCTGCAGGAAGACAATGGATTACCAAATATACTCTTGCATTGGCTAAAGAAGTCCTTGGAGCAGTAAGAGCCAAGTTCTCTGCTATTCCAATTCCAGGCGCAGACATTACATTGGATGGAGGTGACCTTCGTTCCGAAGCGGCTGCAGAAAAAGAAGCGCTTCTAACTCAATTAAAGGAAATGTTGGAAGCTACATCTAAAAGAGCCCTTATGGAAGCCAAGAGAGATGAAGCTGAATTCCTTGAATCTACACTTGCAAGAATCCCAAGACCAATTTACATAGGGTAAGAAAATGGCATTATTTGGCGGTCAAAGAGATATGTCTTTGTTTAGAACCCTAAACAAGGAACTTATTAACGATATTATTGATATTGAAATTTACTACTTTAAATTGGTAGTAGATGAATCAAATACCAATTTGTATGGTGAGGGTAGTAAAAAAGTTTACTATAATCCTGTAAAAATTCCTTCTTTAATTGAGTGGGGTTTAAAAGAACAAATTTCCGATGACTTTGGTCAATACTTTACAAGAACAGCACAATTTAGATTTTTGCGTGATACTTTAAAAGATGATAAAGATATATTACCTGAAGTTGGTGATATAGTTCTTTACGACAATGAATACTTTATGGTAGATATTGTAAGAGAAAGTCAATACTTTGCAGGTAAAAATCCATCTACTTGGGATGGTGGTATAGAACAAGGATATTCAGTATCATTTATATTGGATACACATATGACTCGCCAGACTACTCTTAATTTGGTAGATAATCGTTTTGGTAATTCAAATAACACAACCAACACAATACCGGCAGGAATCTAATGGCAAATCGTTATAGAGTAGTTGACCCAAACAAACCAGATTTGAGACAAACACAAAGCTCAACTCAAGATGACCCTATATTAAACAAAGCCAATCAAGTTCGTAGAGATACGGATAATGTTAAAAACATTTCAATTGGTTTATACGACATTGACCTTGCGTTTAAAGATTTCTTGGAAAGAGATGTTAAACCAATGGTAGAGGAAAATGGTCAATTAGTTCAAATTCCAGTGATGTATTCTAATCCTGAAAAATGGAAGTCAGCTCAAAGAGACCTCTTTATGAGAGATGATAATGGAATGATTTTAACACCAGTTATTGTATTTAAAAGAAACTCCCTATCTCCAAATACGGATATGGCTAAGTTAAAGGTGATTAACGCCGAAGACGCAAGTCAAATGTTTGAAAGAACTTATACCAAAGACAATAGATACGACCAATTTTCAGTTTTAACTAATCAGAAACCATCAAAAGAATATTATTCAGTTGAAAAGCCGGATTATGTAAATATAGAATATTCTACTATTGTTTGGTGTGATTACCAAGAGCAGGTAAATAAGATTGTAGAACAAATTGTATTTTTCCAAGGTCGTTCTTTTGGTGATAGATACAAATTTGTAGTAAAAGCAGATTCATATACATTTGAAACCTTACAAGAAGTAGGTGAAGACCGAATTGTAAAGTCAGAAATTACTTTACAAGTAAAAGCATACCTACTGCCAGAATTTGCTGGTGTTAGAAATAATACGAGAAAAACATTTTCAGTTGGTAAAATTATATGGAATGAAAGTTATGATTTATAATTCTATATTTATAGTATATTAAATAAATTTTATTATGGAAAAAACAGTTATATCACTTACCGAAGAAGAAGTAACCAAGGTAAATGTGTTGCAATCAGGCATCTTACAATCACTCGCTAGATTGGGTGAAATTGAAATAGAAAAACTCCAACTTGAGAGTATTTATAAATCTTTAAACGAAGAAACTGACCAACTTATAAGCCGTTACAACACTTTAAAAGAAAATGAAGGAAAACTCGCACAAGAATTAAAAGAAAAGTATGGTGAGGGTAGTGTAGATTTACAAAACAATACTTTCATCCCTAAACAATAATTATCGTGTTTCCCTAATTTTCTTGGTATTTATTAGTAAGGAAAATTCCAAAAATAGAACATTAGGAGAAAATAATGGCTGAAAGAATTGTTAGTCCAGGCGTCTTTACAAGAGAAAAGGACCTCTCGTTTTTACCACAGGGTATTGGTGAGATTGGTGGCGCTCTTATCGGACAAACTATCAAGGGTCCCGCTTTCGTTCCAACGAGAGTAGAATCATTTAACGAGTTTCAACAAAAGTTTGGTGGTTTGACCGAAGATTCATATCTTCCTTATACCGCACAATCTTATTTGCAGGATGCTCCAAACGCAACTATCGTTAGAGTATTGGGTGCAAGTGGATACACCGCACAAACAATTGCATTGGTAGTTTCGGGTGCAGCTGGTCAAAAAGTGGCCGCTGTATTACATCCAACCACGAATACTTTTGGAGGTAACTATGTAGGTTCTTCAACTTCTACAGTAGTTGCAAGTGGATTGAACAGCGCTTCATTGTTCCTTTTGAATTTAACAGGTAGTTCTGTTACCAATACAAGTGTAAGTGCTTCTTTAAACCCAAGTTCAGAAAACTATCTTACTAAAGTTTACGGATATGCTCCTAAATCTTCAAAGGTAGCATATACCTATATGAACTTTTCTACATTCCAATCAGCATCGTTTGCAGCTTCCAACTCATCTTCAATAACGATTGTAACTCAATCGGTTAGTTATGCTAAAGAATACTCTGAAGCAACAACTCCTTACATTAAGTCACAAAAAGTTGGTGGTGTAGCTACAAACTTATTTAGAGTTCATACTCTTTCTCATGGTAATGCTACAAACTACGAGTTTAAAATAGGTATCCGTGATATCAAACCAGCATCTGAAGTTCCAGGTTCTGAATACGGAACATTCACTTTACAAGTTCGTAGAGTAGATACTGCAAAAATTCCTAATTCTATTTTTGGAACAAATGTTCAAGACGCAGACACAAGACCAAATATCGTAGAAGAGTTCACAGGTCTTAACCTTGACCCAAATTCACCAAACTACATCGCAAGAGTTATTGGTGATAGATATATTACTGTAGATGCAAGTGGTAAATTAAACATAGAAGGTGATTACCCTAATAATTCAGCTCATATTCGTGTTGAAATGGAAGCTGATGTAACGAATGGTGCTATTGACTCATCATTGGTTCCTTTTGGATTCGCAGCACTAACATCACCACTTAATAGTTCATATACTTTACCAGACCCAACTTATGTGGTTTCTCAATCATTGGGTGGTGTCGTAAATACAAAAGTATTCCTTGGATACAACTACGACTTCAGTTCAACTGATAACTTAAACTTTTTATTACCGCTACCAATTGAGGCTCAACAAACAACGGTTGGCACTGCATTTGATTTGGCTACTTGCCAATCAGGTTCAGGTACTGTATCATTAACAAGTGATGTTGACTACAAGAAATTTATGGTTCCGTTCCAAGGTGGATTTGATGGCTGGGAGCCAAACCGAGTAATTTCAGTTGGTGATTCAATTACCGCTGGAAACACCCAAGGTTTAGATTGTTCTTCTGCTACGGCTACGGGAACAATTGCTTTAAGAAAAGCTATCAACGCAATTTCTAATCCTGATGAGTTTGATATCAATATGGTTGTCCTTCCGGGTATTTTACATAGATTACACTCTTCAGTTACCACATTCGCTAAAGATATGTGTGAAGATAGACAAGATTGTTTCTTTGTAATGGATGCAGGCGCATATAGTGATTCAAACACTACGGTTGTAAACGCATTAACTTCGTTTGACTCTAATTATGTTGCTACTTACCATCCTTGGGTTAAAATCCTTGATACTGATAAAAACAAGCCAGTATGGGTTCCACCAAGTGTTGTTCTTCCTGGCGTGATTGCTTTCAATGACCAAGTTGCAGCAGAATGGTTTGCTCCCGCAGGTTTAAATCGTGGTGGTTTAACTGATGTTATTGAAGTTAAGTCTCGTTTGACTCACGCTGAAAGAGATACACTTTACGAAGGTCGTGTAAACCCAATCGCTACATTCCCTGGCCAAGGTGCTACGGTATTTGGTCAAAAGACCTTACAAGCTAGACCATCCGCTTTGGATAGAATCAATGTAAGAAGATTGTTAATTGCTGTGAAGAAATACATCGCATCTTCTACAAGATACTTGGTATTTGAACAAAACACGGCTGCTACAAGAAACCGATTCTTGTCAATCGCAAACCCATACTTGGAATCAATCCAACAAAGAAATGGTTTATACGCATTCCGTGTAGTGATGGATGAAACTAATAACACACCAGACGTAATTGATAGAAATGTTTTAGTGGGTGAGATTTTCTTACAACCTACCAAAACTGCTGAATTTATTGTGTTGGATTTCAACATTCTTCCTACGGGCGCTACATTCCCTGGTGCATAATTTGAAGAATGATATACTTATAAGAAAGATTAGGAGAATTTAAATGGCAAATTTACTCACACCGCAGGAGATAATGTTTACAAATTTTGAACCAAAAATGTCAAACAGGTTCATTATGTATATTGAAGGAATTCCAGCATATCTCATCAAAGCGGCTAACCGACCCGAAATAGCTAATGGTAAAGTGGTTATTGACCACATTAATACTCGTAGATATGTAAAGGGTCGTTCAGAATGGCAAGATTTAAGCATCAGTTTATATGATGCGGTGGTTCCATCTGCCGCTCAAGCTGTAATGGAGTGGGTTCGCTTACACCACGAATCAGTTACCGGCCGTAATGGTTATTCGGATTTCTACAAAAAAGATATTACATTTAACTCGTTAGGACCAGTTGGTGATAAAGTTGAAGAATGGACATTGAAAGGCGCATACATTCAAAATGCAAAGTTTTCTGATATGGATTACACAGGTGAAGATTTGGCTACTGTAGATTTAACATTGACTTACGATTACGCTATCTTACAATACTAATTTTAGATTGAAAAATAATAAACCCCACTTCGGTGGGGTTTTTTTGTTTTAAAAAGTTTTAATTCTATATTTATATGTAGTTTAACATAAACGGAGATTAAAATGATTAATATCATTAGAAATAGAGACACCAAAATCGTATACGCTGTTGTATCAGACGGTAATGTAGTAATTACTGAAACAGAAACTACTTACGATGGTAATATTTTCACAATTGATTCTGAATACCCATACACTTGGTCAAATGGATACGAATGTGTTCAAGCGGAAGTTGAAGTACCAGAAGGATGGCATGGTTCAAAATACGCTTTTGATAATGGAACTTGGACATTAGTATAATAAAATAAAATAAGTTATGACTCAAAATTTAAATGATGATTACACCCACGAAGGTGTAATTGACCAATTACGAAAAGAACACGAAATTACGGAACTGAAAAATTATCAGTTTCCAACCGAAGTTATTGAACTACCATCTCGTGGTTTAATATACCCTTCAGATAACCCGCTTTCAAGTGGTAAAATTGAAATGAAGTATATGACTGCAAAACAAGAAGATATTCTTACAACGCAGTCATATATTAAAGATGGTTCAGTTCTTGACCGACTATTTCAGTCACTTATCGTGTCTAATGGTAATGGTCAACCAATCAAGTATGTTGATTTGGTGACAGGTGATAAAAACGCTATTATGATTGCTGCCCGTGTGTTGGGATATGGTAAAGATTACGAAGTAGAAGTAACCGACCCATTTACAGGTAAAAAGCAAAAAGAAACAATTGACCTTACTCAATTTGATAACAAACCATATGATGGTTCTGCTCAAGTAGCACCTCATACCAATGAGTTTGAATTTACCTTACCCCGTTCTCAAAGAGTTGTAACCTTTATGGCTATGACCGAATCAAAGGAGCGTAAAGTAAAGCATCAAGTTGAAGAGTTAAATAAAGCAAATCGTAAATTAAAAGATGAAACATCACGAGAACTTACAACTCGTTTAAAAACCATGATTCTTTCAGTTGATGGTGACGCTGATAGTAAAGTGATTAGTCAAT